GAGTAATAAGGGCTATTAGTTCCCTCTCCATATAAACGTAGCCAACCACCTGAAAAAGTTGAAGCACCATCACTAGAACCTTGTTTTACAACAGGAGTTCCTGCTTTCCATATAGGGTTAGAATTGGCCGCATAAGAGCTAGCCAAATCTCTGGTAACTGTATAAGTAGGTGCAGAACCAATATTAGTAACTCGTAGCCATTCCTCATCAATACCAGAAGTAGCGATTCCTCTAATTACTAAAATATCGTTTACTGCAAAGTCTGTTGTGTCTTTAGTTGTCAATGTTGAAGCATCTAACGCCGTCATATCAGCGTCAAGTGCATCTGCGTTAGCAACCATTAATTGTCCACCAATAGCAGAGATAACATCGTAAGCAAAAGTTGAACCTCTTAAAATTCCTCTAGCAACAATATTCTCAGCTTCAACTAAGTCAGCCTGTATTGTAAAACCTGAAACACCAGTAACATAATTAGAACTTCGTAAACGAACATTACCTCCGTCTAAAGTTATATAATCACCTGACGTTGCACCTAATCTGATTAAAGAGTTTGTGCTATCCAATAATACTGTTGCATCATTTGCTACTGCGTTATCTCCAATGAAAGTTGCACCTATTGTCCAACCACCAATCGTACCAGTTGCAGCAGATATATCTCCCCTAAACACACCATCTGAAAATTCTACATCACCATTACCTTTTATAATCCAACCTGAATCGCCAGGGCTATAATTATGAGACTTTAGAAACCCTTTGACTACACTTCCGTTTCCACTTTTTATTATATTAGAATCTGGTGGCGGTGGTGTTGCACCTGTATTTTGAGTGTTAGCAACTGGTGTTCCACCTATTGCCATTGCTGTACTTCTGTCCTCATCAGTCACAAGTAAATCTAACGGAACAATATTATTTTCTATATCACCTACCGAAGGTGTTATTGTAACAGTCATTATTGTAGGGTTACTGATTTTAAATGTGGTGTTGTTAGATTACTTGTCCCAGCACCAAGTTCAACTCTAACTTGTATAAGCTCTGTTTCTGGTATGTTAATATTTTTAACTTGATGTGAAACTACTGCACCAAGATCTGTATAAGTGTATGTTCCAAGTGTAGTCCAATCATCAGTTAGATTAACTCTAAGTTTAATCCGTATTGACTCCCCTACTGCTAATTCTTTTGATAACTGAAACTCACACTTAGTAAATTGACGTTTATCGATATAACTTCCTACTACATACAATGGACTTTCACAGTAACCACCGTAACTAGCCTGTCTTGTTGTTGTAGTTGTTTTGTCTATTCCAAAAGTAGTTGCATCAACCCAACCAGCTAATATTGTGTCCCTAGATACTTGTGATAAAGCACCAACTTTTAGAATAGCAGAAGTGCCGTCACTACCAGTAGACACAATGTGTTCCATATTTAAAATGTTTCCTTTACTTGTTTCTAGTAAAGAATATATACCCATACCTGACGTAAAGGTTGCACCACCACTATTAACTCCAAAAGTCGGTCTGCCTTTAAAATTTATAAAAGAACCTGGGTATGGTTCAAGATATTTATTACCTTCAATATTTGCTATTGAAGTTGGTATTTGACAAATAACAGTTGCGCCAACGCCATCTGACTTATACATCTTCCCATCAACACCAGCTAGGACATACAGATAGTTGCCTAGTGTAAGCATTGCGTTGACACCATTTTCAACTAAGTTGATTGGTTGACCATAAGTTGTTGAACTCATATCCCAACTAAATATATCAGCTATTCTAAAGTCTGTAATTGTTGTTCCTTTCCAAGTACCAATCATTAAATTATTACCAAGTTCTTCTAAACACTTAACACGATAATCGGCTGGTAAGTCTAATGCTTCAGCGGTTGCTGTATAAGTCCCTGCGTCATCCCAAGCAAAAGTTTGTCCAACTACTTCAGCAATACTATCAATGTAATTAGCAGAGCCTATGAATAACTTATCATTTATTTTAGAAACAGATATTGGATGCCATAAAGTGTCAGATGCCATTGTTAATCCAGCCCAAGCATCACGCCAAGCTGGGCTACTTGATAGTGGTCCGTATAAATCCATCTCTGCACCCCTAGGACAAAACAAGTAATCTTTCCAGATAGCTAAACCCTGACCCTTACCTGCAGCACTTGCTGGTTGAGTACCTAGTTTAGCGAAACTTACGCCACTATTTGTTGATACATAAACTTCACCACCATCATCTACTGCGTAGAAATTAGCTGACGTAACTGGATCACGGACAATCCATTTAACTAAACCTGTAGCAGTTGTTCCTGATACTTTATCAAGATTATTATTCAATCTAACAATTCCGGGGATAGTAAATATATCTAAATTTCTAACGTCAGAAAAACCAACGTGGGGACTTTGGGAAATCCCTGTTGACGGTGCATTGATTATTAGTGGTTTTCTATCTGCCATATTTATTTATAGACTCTCTTGTTAGTTTCAATTATTGTCTTCCCTGGCTTAATCATTGATTGCCAGTATTCTTCAATTTCCTGTTCATAGATTGCAAGTAACTCTCTAGTCTTAGCGAACTTAGGGTGGTCAGCATCCATAAACTTGTACGAAGCATATTGAGCTAAGTAATCGTGATGGATAACTGGAATACCTGGTTCACCGGATACTTTAACGTATTTTTGGTTACCAGTTCCGTCTGAACTTAATGTAATTGTCGAACCACCTAGCGTGGTTGATACTTTAAAGTCATCAAGTGTTAAACCTGATGCAATTACATAGTAAACTGTTGTGTCAGCTGTTAGCCCACCTGGGATAGTAGTGTCAGTTACAAAAACAAGCCCATCATCAGCTACTAAGCCGTGGGCTGCACTTGTAGTGAATAAATCTGTTGCAAAAGTTGTGGTAAAAGTTACGTAAGGGAATTTATTTAGTTCTCTGCTAACATAAAGTCTTAAACCACTTGTTTCTGCATAGTTAGGACAAGGATAAATATACACGTAGTCTCCAACTTTAGTCCAGTATTCTGGATCGCCTCTATCTTCACTATCAGTTGAGTATCGTTCTGTGAAGTCTTTTATATCTTCAAAGTCTTCATAGATTAAATCATTTTCTTCGCCATTGCTATCTATAACTGATACTCGTAAAATCTGTAGAATGTTGTTTGTGATAGAGCTTAACTTGTAGGCGTTAGTACCGTCTACTAAGTCAGGTGTTTCAACTGGTATTGATGTATTACCAGTATCATCAAAAGTTCCTTGTGGTGCAGACTGTACCGCTAGAAAAAAGTATTTATCTAGTGCTTCATTAACACGTGCAACCTTTTGCTTATTTGTATAAGATTGGTCAGTAGTACCACATATATCATTTATTTCGTCAAAGATACTTTCTTGACTTATAGGCTCGTATAGCTTCATAATTTTTATTTAAAAAATTCTTTAAAGTTTTCGCAATCAAATTTTTTGCACATTTCAGGCCTATCCTCGTATATTAAACATTTTCCGTGTTTTAGCTTAGAACATTTTTGAGGTATCTTTATGAAACGACCATAGCTGTTATCAACAACTTCTATACCGTGAAGTTCTATCCACCTAATTATGTCTTTATCCTGTTCTGGATAAGGTAAGAAAAGCTCATCACAACACTTGTGGCACTTTAGTTTTATACAATCTTTCATATTATTTTCAGACCTTCGGGCATAGCGGTCTGAAGTGCTTGCCCGAGGAATAATATTTAATTATTAGTTGACGTTCACGTCAATAATGAATTCTAAGTTGTAAGCAGGTAGATTGAATCCCCAATCTACACGACTGACAATGCCAAGTCCTGAAGTCTGTGATGGATCTTCGATATGTTTTACTTTACCGAATGTACTCCGTAGAATACCTAATTCCATTGTCCTTTTGATTCCAGCAAATAGATGATTTGCAGTGTGAGAAGTTGATAAGTAATGGTCAACTCCCATATATCGGAATGCTTTTTGAACAGCAATGCCATTCTTTAAAGCAATGTCAGCTTCTGTGAATCCGTTAGCTTGAGTAAAGGCTTCAAGTAGTTCAAAGTGTTCAGCTCCCCAAACAATGAAGATACCACGTTCAACAGCGAAATCAACACCGTTGTTCTCGTAAATCTTACGTTTGATAGCACGGATAAGGTCATCAATGTTTGATGCCGATACTGTAATCTTAGTAGTATCGTCTGCACCTGTGTTGCTTAGATCAGTTACACCAAAGTTAGTACCACCGATAGCTGCAGCCAAAGTTACTGTTTCAAGATATTCAGAAATCTTTTTACCTTGATAAGTAGCAATGTCCATCATACTAACGTAATCTTGCTGGGCTCTATCTGCTTCATCGATAAATACAGGTACAACCCTTGATTGATTGATTGTCAATGTATCTTGAGCAGTCTCGTAATCAGAGTAAGTGTAAGCAGATGCTCGTGTGTTAGCAGAAGTAGCTGGTTCAGTTGACCAGTAACCATTAACGATTGTTCTAACATCACTATAAGTAACTTTCAATACGTCACTCCAAACAGTAGGGAGATTGATTCTTGCCCTCAATCGGGAAACGTAATCGTGTTTATTATAGGTATTAGTAGTTGTTGCAATAGCCATAAAAATTTAGTTTAGTTGGTTTATTAATCAACCAAACGCCGACCACCAGATTAATACATTTCATCTGAGAATTTGCTGCCATCTTGTTTTTGTTTGATTCTAGCATCGATAACTTTGTTGTTAAATTCAACATCATTACCTGGAGGATTCTTATACACTCCGTCTTTATCGGTCTTATTGACCCAGTATTCAACGGAACTTTTGTTTCCACCGCTAGTCTTTCCACTTTCATCAGGCATACCAGCTTCAGCTTCTCGCTGTGTTTCAGCAGTTTTAAGTTTGGACTTAATATGTTCCATTCCTAGCACTTCTTCAACAGGGAGAGCTAATCGTTTAGCTTCATCCGTAACGATTTTTACATCATCCGAATGGGTTACGCCTTCAGTTTTCAATGTTAGCTTATCAATTTTGTCTTTGTAATCTGGCTCGTCTGATTGTTCTTCTTTTTTAGGAGTTTTGGTCTCCGCTTCAGCTTTAAGTTTTTTATTCTCAGCTTCAGCTTTCTCAGCACGAATCTTTTGATTGTTAGCTACTTCGTTAGCTTTCACTACTTCATCATTAGATTCCTCAACAGCTTCAGGTGGCTGTTCTACACCCTCGTCATTTATAGGAGTTTCGTTCTCCAATTCTTCATCAGTCATAGATTTGTTTTTAAGGCGGACAAGTCACCGCCAATTTAATTTATATTTAATTTCGTTCGTGACAATTTACATATACACTACCAGCCATTCCATAAGATGTAGATGTAGCATCTGAGCCAGTTAGAATATCATACTGACCGATAATACTATCACCTTGTTCCCACAGCCAAGATTTTCCGTCATCAGTTCCAGCTGTTGCATAAGTACCTGCATTAGCAGTGGTATCAAACAACTGAACTGTAGAAGTGGCAAGAGTAGATGTAGCAATTAAACTTGCAGTAGCATTCAATGTACCAATAGTTGATGTAGATACTGAGAATACCAATGGAAGTCCTGTACCAAGCACACCACCAACAGTACTAGCTGTAGAAATATCAAGCTCTACTCTAGAACAAACTTTAGTTGGTCCATAGTTATCTAATACGAATAATCCACCAGGAGTAGAAGTTGCACCTTCTTTAAAGGTTAACCCTTTAGAGCGTGATGAACCATATGTTAGATTATCTACTGTTAAGTCTGTTCCTGGTTGAGCACCAAGATTAAATTCATCTGGGGCTTGTTCGGCTGTTGCATTATTTACAACGTAATCTCCACCATCTGTATTTACAGTTGTGTTGTTAGTTTGACCTACTGAGTAAGCTAGTGCAAAAGCGCCAACTCCTAAACAAGCGACTAATGAAATAACTACGTAGTATTTTATTCCATTAACTTTCTTTATTTTTTTAGACATATTTATTTTCCTTTCTTTTTAGATGAGGTTCGACTACTTCCTCGCTTTTAGGAATTAGTTTCTTAAGCGGTTTCTTCTCTCTCTTAAGCTCTTGTTCGGCTTCATCATCATAAATCTTGTCTGACAAAGAAGCCATTTTTGCTTCGTTCATTTTAGACATATTGGTTGTCTGTTATTAATTAACGATATGTGACTGTAGTTGTTCCCGTTGTGCCCTCTGTGACATCAAGATATAGACCATAAATCAACTGAGCATCAAAAGTGTAAGTTCCCACGGTAGCGGTACTGATACAGGTAAGTTGTTGAGTTGAAGTAGATCTACCAAGCTCTGAAAAATGAGTTACATCTGTTGAAATTGCATCATACAAACAAAATTTCAAATCTCCTGCACTTGTAACTGCCACTTGAGCTAGTGAACCCCAGCCACCCTTGATCTCACCATCAGTCTGAGCCGCATCCCAAGGTGTACTTGTAGCATAATAAGACTGCCCAGTGACAATACTACCTACATTATATTCTGTATCATCTGGATACAAAATATAAGCAGTTGCTGCAAGTCCTATTGCTAAAATCACGAATATTGTGATTATTACGTTTTTCATAAGTTTTTATTTAATTATTATTAACGACCTTTATTAAAATCCTCAGTATTAGTTTTATTATCTTTGTAAGTTTCTATGCCCTCTAAAACTTCATCAAATATGCTTATAGCTTTCTCATAAGCCCGATACTTTTGACCCAATACAGTATCATCGTCTTGTGGTAAGACATTTGGCTTTTCCTTTTCAAACTTTTCTAAGAAAATAGCTTTGATTGCATCTAGTGTTATTTTATCTGACGCTAGTATTTTTAGTTTTGACTCAAATACTTCATTCATTGTTGTGGTTGGTTACCCTGACTTAGTTCTTGTAATGGTTGAGTTGATCCGCCACCTTGTTGCTGTTGCACTTGTTGTTGAGCCTGTTGTGGTGATGGACCAAAGGAAATTGGTGATAGTCCTGAACTTTCTAATATAGTATTTAACAGTTTAGTCATTTCAGGGTCTTGTCGTAGTTCAGGTGTAGACATATACTGTCGTAGGACATTTACCAACTTATCAGTCATTAAGGCTAAGTTCTTTTGTTTACCTGCAATGTTAGTCATTACCGATATGCTGATATCTTTCATTTCGTCTTTAAGTATCTTGAAGAATCGTTTATTACCCTCTTTAGAAACGGATACTCTAACTTGAGCCTGAAAGTCTTGGACAAGTTCTTCGTTTATCACTTGGCCACTTAGTACCATTCGTTTCTTAAAGTCATTAGTTCTACTTGTTAGTACCTTCTCAGTAACCAGTTGCATCTCATCGAAACTTAGTTCCTGCATAAACTCTTGTTCTTTGACAATCTCTTTTGCCAAGTAAGGTAGAATCCATTCCCTGTAAAGTTCATCCATAAATACTGCTAACTTACCCTGTCTGTACTTGTGCATACCCTTTCCTTCAATAGTTTGTGCTTCAAATAATTTGAATGGTGTACCAGAACTTGGTGTCTCACCTAGTAATGGTTCAGGTGCTGAACCCATAAGTTGTGCGTGTTGCCAAAACCTTTCTACACTATCGTTAAAAACCCCTACATTACGTGGGAATGTATCAATCTGTCCGATTCTCTTACCCTCTTGTAGGGCAAACACTTCGTTGTTCTGTGCGTTGTTAAGGTTATTCCTTGACTTAAAGGTTGGATCATCAGACATAAACAATGTCTTACTAGCACTATCTAGCATTTCAGTTATCTTTACTTCGTTCCAGTTAGTCCAGATTTGATTTTCAAACAGTTCTTCAACGCCACCTCTACCCAATGCCCTGTTGTAAACGTCATCACGCTTTAAGAATTTGAAAGGTAATACAGGCATCTTCTTCTTGAAAAGTGTGACACCTTGATCGTTGTGATTCTCATCTTTATAAAATGCTACTACTTGTATTTGTGGTACATCTTCTTCACTAACATCAATTATGTCTTCATCATTTAACCATTCAATAGGTAAGCTACCGTGACATTCATATATTTCTATTGTAGTATTTTCATCGTTTTCTTGTTTTACTAGGTCAATTAGAGTGTCAATATCAATGTCAGCACCCTCACTACCCCAGTTCATCTTCTTTCCCTTACTTCTAAGCTCTGCAAAACTCATCTCGTGTTTAATAGCAAATGGATGGTTAAGTAAGTCGTTCTGATTACAGAAAGCTAAACTTCTAAGGTCAATTACTTCTGGCTTAGCTTGTTTTGTCTTTCGTACTAGTACACCACCATAGGTGCAGTAACTTTCAGTCATCTCATCAATGAATGTGTCTATTTCATTTTCTAACGCCCACTTCTCGTGGTACTTCTTGATTAGTAATGACTTGTAGTATTCGTCTTTGTTATCAACATATAACTCAATATCTTTGACATCAAACCCCTCTGTCCTAAACTGTATGTTTAAAATTGGTTGCACAATGTTTTTAAACGGTCTTAGTATTCTATCCTCATTGTTTTCTTCAAATTGGCTGTTCAAATACAAAAAGGAACGATTTAAGTGTTCCTTCATTGACCAATCCCAACCCTCAGTTAGGGTAATTGGCTGATCGTACTTGGTCTTCTCCCCTGTTATGTAATCAAAGATTGTTGATGTAGTCATATTATTTATTATTTTTTATCTGCTTCGAGTAATAGTTTCAATCTTTTAGACCATACAGCTTTCATAATCTTATTGGATAATATCCGTCTTAGTGTTACACCAGGGATTAATTGTGTGCGTTTCAGATTACCTTTAGTTACGACCACTACACCTTTTGACTTAATCTGTTCCCAAGTCAATGGAAACTTATCAAGTGTAGAATGGATTGTCTTGCCTTCTTCTGACCACTCATTGCCAAGTACAGAGATTGTTATTTTATAATTATTTTCCATATTATTCTTTTGGTAATACTACTATATTTTGAGTCATACGTAGCATTAAGTTTTCTTTATCTAAAATAGCTTCTATCTCTTTGGTTACTCTAATTTGTTTGTCTTTTAAGTCTTTTTGTGTTTGTTGCTCAGGTGTTAATATGTCTGTCATAATGCTTTTTTTAGTTCTTCTAATTTATTAGGGTCATTAAGGTATCCACTAATTGAAGTATCACTATCAGATTTACCTTCTTCTTTCTTCCATTTAACTATTAGTCTAATTAGAATTGGGTTGTTAATCTTTACTGGGTGTCCCACTATCTTTGATATGATTGGGTCATCCTTTGGCTCTTTCTTTACACCTATTGTAGGTAAAAACGCATTTTTAGCATTTAGTGCGTCTTTTGGGTCGAAGTTATAGTCTTCCGACATATTTTTTTTGCCTTATTTTTAAATATTTTATCCCAGTTATTGTCCCATTTCTCTTTGTCAATATTAGCCTGTACTGTTATTATACTTTTCTCTGATATATTCATCTACCTTTATTAATAAGATTTACTACTGTTTCGGGGTGTAGTTCATCACTGTATATCCTGTCCCAATAGCTTTCTTCTTGTTTAATCCTGCCAAAGTTCTGTAAAACGTATCTTATGCCAGCCATATGATGATTAGCACACGCTGGGTCTTCTTTATTTATGATTGTTCCCTTATTATCTACTAGCCAAAAGTAGTTCATATACTCTTTCCAGATGTTCAAACTACCCTTAGTGACTGATATTGGTTGATCTTGTACCAGTTGAATGCCATTTACTACTGAATCTTGGCCTTTCTTACAGCCTGTTACGTTCAATCCATATGACTGTAGCTCTGCAATACTCTTAGGTTCAGCTGAATCGGCAATTATCAACGTCTGTGGCTTCTCTAGAGCGTTTAGAAAGTTAGCTAACTGCCTATTACTCATCTCTTTCCTGTATAAGTCTTCTTTTAGTATCCAGCCATTATTGTGATAGTATAGTGAACCAATAGCTGATTCATCAATCGAATAACCAAAGTCTAGCCACCTAGCTTCCAGTCTAGCTTCGTGTGGCACATCATCAATCTGCTTCCACTCCTTAAAAATCTTTAATTCAAGGCTGTTAGGTTCGCCCATCCACTTGTGCTGATATAAAGCGTGTCTGTTCCGCTTGTCATCTTCAATTTCCTTTAAGATAACATCAGGCATCATATTGTGCTTGATGGCTATATCGTAGTTTTCATTGATTATTATGGTATCAGGTCTACCATCTATGACCAATCTAACGTGAACTGGATCATTTTCTAATAATCTATTGTATGTATATATAATTTTTGAACCAGGTTTTCTAACTGTTGGTGTTAATACCTCAATACTGTTATCAGATACTGTCTGAGCTTCTTCTACCCAAGCTATATCTATTCCCTCAGTTGACTTTACGCTCTGTTCGTTGTTTCGTAGCCCTTTAAATATAAAGTCAGAGCCATTTAATCTATTAATAATTGAGTTATTTGTTACCTCAAACTCATTTAATTCGTACTTATCAATCAGTTCTTTTAATAATTGATGACTACTTTCAGCTATAGAGTTCTGAAATTCTCTAAAACAGGCTACCCTAGTCTTTGTTTCTCTAGCCCTTATAAGTAAAAAACGTGCCACCGTATGTGATTTAAGTGAAAACCTACCACCGTATACTGCTGCTTCTCTCCAATTTTTATCAAATAACGGCTTATATTCAATCGGAATTTTTATCGTCTTTAGTTTATCCATTTATAAATTCAACTAAAACTTTATTTAAACTTTCACCGTCTGTTGTTACATCTTTCTTAACCACCATATCCTTTAAAGCCAATGGCAATGCTATCTTTTCCACACCACTTGCTTCTAATTCTTCATTAACTTTAAGCCACGCTTTTCTTATAGCTTCGTTTTTAGCAAACTCTACCCTAGTGGATTTTCTCCCACTATTTTTATTTCCTTTTAAATTAGGATTTCCATTTGGATTAGGCATACAAAATTAAAATAGTATATTTTATTCTAACAGCTTCGTTTTTAGCAAACTCTACCCTAGTGGATTTTCTTCCACTATTTTTATTTCCTTTTAAATTAGGATTTCCATTTGGATTAGGCATACAAAATTAAAATAGTATATTTTACTGTGTTTAGTTATATTGTATCAAACAGACAGATATGATTTAAGGCTGTAGTTTAACAGTTGTTTGATGACTTGTTCCCCTATATCTGTCTGTTTAATAGCCTAGGTGCAACAAAAAACCCAAACCATCGTCTTTTTTTGACGTGTGGCTCAGGGTTTTTATTATGTTTGCTTTATGTAAAGTTGTAAACATTGTACCAATCAATTTACTGCTCTTACATTTTATCATAGATTGTCTTTTTTGTCAAATGCACAGTCTAAAAAAGAATACAATCATATTGCTCCTTTTCTAATTTCTACTATCAGGGTTTACGGTCTCCGCCCCTATAGGGGGGCGTAAGTCCGTAAACGTACCCCATTCGTTTACGGGCGTTCCGTAAGCCTCCGTAAAGGGTACTAAATAATAGCTGGGTTAAGTCACATTCTATTTACGGGCGTTCCGTAAGCCTCCGTAAGCCCTTGACAAAACGTTTTACGGTGTGTCATACCTATTTGACCCCCTCTCCGTAAAACGGTTTTGGCTTAAATTAGCCAACGACTATTTACCAATATTTATCCACACTTCTATCATTTGACACGTTTATTTTTTCTTGCTAAAATAAATTTATGAACTTTCCGACCAACAATTATACCCCGCATTTTGACGGGGTTTTATTATTATCAAAGAGCTGGGAGTCAGTTGGTCGGAAAACTAACATTGGCTCTCAGCTTTTTGCTAAAAATAAAAAAATATGAAAACAAATAAAGAATGGGCTATTTACTATCTATCACTTGGATTTTCTTTATTACCAATAGGAAAAAATAGTAAAGGTAAAAAAGATAAAAAAGCACCATACCTTATTTCTTGTCTAGAGTACCAAGATAGATTACCTACTAAGGAAGAAGTAGAAAAATGGTGGACAACTTGGCCAGATGCTAAAATTGGTATACTTTGCGGTGAAGTATCAAACCTAATAGTACTAGATGTTGATGATATGGAAAAGTTTAAGCAGACTGGAATCATTTTACCCCACACTCCAATCGTAAAAACTGGTAACGGATTCCATTACTACTTTAAGCACGATGGTAAAACTACTGGTACACCTACTGGTTTTGGAGAGATTAGATCAACAGGAAACTATGTTATAGCACCTCCTAGTCTACACCATAGTGAAGATGGAGAAGTAGACGGTGACTATTCTTGGGCAATTTCTCTTGAAGAACAAGAGATGCCAGTCTTTGATTACAACATTTTTGGGTCAATAAAGGAAGATATAAAAAATAGAAAAAATCCTATTGAATTACTAAAAGGTGTGAAAATGGGTCAGGATAGGAATATAAAAGGTGCGAGTATGGCTGGGTTTATCTTATCACTAACTCCTCAAAATGAGTGGGGAACAACTGGCTGGACCACAATGCAGGCGTGGAATATGGGAGTACAACCAGGTAAAGATTGGGGAGAAGAAGAACTACTAGGGATTTTCCAATCAGTAGTTAAAACAAGACTGAGAGAAGAAGAAAAGGTAATTAATGAATATATACCAATTACTTTTAGTGATTTAATGCTAAAGACTCCAGACCCTCAACCTTTCTTAGTTCAGGATTTAATAAAGAAACAATCATTAAATATAATACACGGTGCAACCGGGTGTGGTAAATCACTACTGATATTAAAAATGATTGATGATATAACAATGGGCAATCCATTTCTTGGGAAGTTTGAGGTTACAAAGTCGAATTGTTTATTAATAGATATGGAGATGACAGAAGACGATTGTATTGTTAGAGCTAAGAACGTGTGTCATCCTGACAATAATAGTATTATAAGTTGTGAAAAATCGTGGAATATAAGTGATAAAAATTCAGTTGCGTGGCTAAAGAAAAATATTACTGAAAATAAGATTAGCCTAGTAGTATTTGATACGTTTAGTAAGATACATAGTGCAGATGAAAACAGTAATAGTGGTATCACTCCAGTAATGATAGAGCTTATGGATATCTGCAACGAGTTTAAGGTAACAATGATACTCCTACATCACGTTAATAAAAGTAAAGACACAACTGGACTAAGTAGGGGTAGAGGAGCAACTGCTATAGCAGATAACGCAGGGATCTACCTTGAGGTTAGAAGTAAGAAACTAATATCTCCATTCGGCAAGAAGTATCTAGCGATGACAGTAAGCAACGAAAAAAGTAGAAGGAGAGAATCGGTTGGGGCATTTGACTTAGCTATTAAATATAATGAGGAAGATGAACGAACAGAGTTTGAGTTTCTAGGTGAGAGTGCAGAGTTGCTTGATCCAATTAACAAAGCTAGAGACGAGGTGTTTAAAATAGTAAATAGTGAACCAGGGTTAAATAAAACAACTATTAAAGATAAGTTAAAGGACATCGTCAGTAGAGAATCTATTGATGATGCTATAAAGTCTCTTGAAGGTGAAGTAAAACTAAAAATTGTTGCAGGTAAAGGTGGTCACTGTGTCTTTCCAGTAATAGAAGATATACAACAAGAAGAATTAGATATTAATGAAATTAACTTTTAAAAGTATGATTAGATTAAACTTCAATGGAAATGCTAGTGCTTCTACATTTAGATTTTCAACTAACACTAATGGTAACTATATGATTAATAATAAATAAAAGTATGAGAAACAATCTAACTAAAAAACAGAAAGAAAAAATAATTAAGGCTTGTCAAGATTATGCTAATGAGATGGCTAATATGAGAAGTTACATTAAATTGTGTGATGTTATTGTAGATGTTATTGATAATTAATTTATGAAAGACCTAATAAATAAAGTAATTCACGGAGACTGCATAATACAATTAGATAAGCTACCTGACAACTCTGTCGACACCATAATAACTGACCCACCCTATGGTCTTAGCTTTATGGGTAAGAAATGGGACTATGATGTGCCTAGTGTAGCTATTTGGCAGGAATGTCTAAGGGTGTTAAAACCAGGGGGTACTGCCCTTATATTTGCAGGTAGTAGAACTCAACACCGTATGGCGTGTAATGTTGAGGACTCAGGATTTGAACTTAGAGATTGTATAATGTGGCTATATGGGTCAGGATGTGTCCTCGATCCGTTCGCGGGTTCAGGTACAACAGGAGTAGCGTGTCAGAATACAGGGCGGGACTTCATACTAATAGAACGAGAAGAAGAATATATAAACATAATAAAGGCACGTCTAAGTCAATCTAAACAGAAGAAGCTATTATAGTTATCCACACCTATACCCTTGACAGTATATAATATGTAGCGTATACTGATAGTAAGTTAAAGAAATAACCAAACAAAATGACACTCAAAGAATTACTAAAATCAAAGGACAGATCGCTCTACAGCGTGTGCAAGGAGACAGGACTACATTATGGTAACCTATGGCGGATAGCGAACACAAATTGCAACTTCAACATAGACACAGTACTTAAACTTAATAAATTAGGCATCACTGTAACCATAACAGGTGGCAAGGTGGTATGGGGGGGGAATAGCATATGAAAAAGTACCAAACAACGTGGAAACAATTACAAACAATAAAGTCCCGCAACTTAGACTTTCAATTTATGCTGGTCTGTGCAATAGCAAGTTGGGTAACCTTACTAATAGCAATATATAAATAATATGTCCCTACCCTTCGACAAAACTTGCCCACAATGCGGTGCACAAGCCATCGCAAGTCCTAAAGACGCTAGGAATTGGGTGTGGTGTGTAAGTTGTGGATACGAAGGTACAATGCAACAGACACAAAATATAGAACAAGGCATTTCTGATAATACTAAACAATTAAATTTAAATATATGAATGACGAAATTACAAAAGAAGACCAGTATGCCTATGACGACTATTCGGCTGACCACAGTCGAGAGGATTACATCAACCAAGAAGTCAATGCGATAAATAATAACGACTAACAACTATGGAAGATTGTAAACAATGCGACGAATTTGAAGATGAAATTAATGATTTAAAAGATAAAGTTGAAAAGCTAACAAAAGCTTTAGATGAAATAAACGATATAGCTCGTAAATTAATATAACTCGTTGACATATTAAAGCCTAAAGATTAAACATTAAACACTATGGCAAAAGACGAACTATTCTCAGACGAGAATATCCCACAATCAAACTGGTTCAAGTTTGAAAAAGTAGGGGACAAAATCAAAGGAACACTAACAGAGAAGTACGAGAAAGCTGGACAAGATCAATTCCCAGCTCAAATCGTATACGTCATCAAGAACACCGAAGACGGTGAACTCTGGAACGTAGGAGTTAAGAAAGAAAATTCCTTCGTCAACGACAGACTAAAGAACGTAGAGCCAGGTATGGTAGTAGGATTACTATTCAAAGAGGAAATCCCTGCAAAGGTTAAGGGCTACAACGCCGCCAAAAGTATCGTACCGTATGTAGGTGAAAAAGATGAATCGTTTGAAGTAGCTACAGAAGACGCAATGCCAGAGAGCTTTGAGTAAGTAATATTCAAGTCTGGGAGAGGTGCGAGCAGTGGGTGATGTACATTCACTCATAGTGACTACACCATCTCTCCCAGTCTGAATAATAAAATTATGAACACAGAACTACAAACTAAAACAACAGCGATAGCTAAGACGGCTAACGAACATAAGATAACTGACAAATTTACCTTTGACGAGGGTAGTCAGATATTATCCAACATTAAGCAGGTTTCAAAAAAAATTAAAGAACATAAAGAAGCAAAGACTAAACCTATAAATGAGTCCTTAAGACTGATTAGGTTGGACTACAAGCCCCTTGAGAGCCTCCTGAAAGACACTTGTGAAACGTTAGAGAAGAAAATAGTAGTATATTCAGATGTGATAGAAGCGGATAAAATTAAAAAAAGAAGAGAGTTACAGAATAAGTTAGTACCTGGAAGACAAAATAATGAAATACACGAAGAGATTAAAAAAATATCTTATCTAGAAGAAAAACTAAAAGGCAATATACACTTTAGAACAAATAAAGAAGTGATAATTACAGATGAAAAGTTAGTCCCTAAGAAATATTGGGTAATAGATATGGTAGCCCTACGAGCTGATGCCCTCAAACCCTGCAACATAATTCCAGGGGTAGAAGTCAAACGTAATAAAATAATAGCAGGGAGATGAAACTCTACAAACATCAACAACAACTCGTAGACCTCGCCCCAGATAAACATTTACTGGCGTGGGAATGTGGAACAGGCAAGACACTTGCAGCGATACGATTGGCTCATAAAAATTCTTCTGATGAATTAGATATAATTGTAGTATGTCCTAAGAGCATTAAAGAACAATGGATTGAACAGACAGGTGGTTTCATAAGTGTAGTTAGTAAAGAGGAATTTAGAAAAGACTGGAAAGATTATAGAAAAGTTAACTGCCTAATAATAGACGAAGCACATTACTTCTCAGGCATCAAAAGTCAGATGCATAAATCATTAATAAAATATGTCAAAAAACACAACCCACAATATATTTACCTTCTAACTGCTACTCCTTATCTTAGTACTCCATTTAATATTTACTGCCTTGCTCGTATCCTTGGTTATAACTGGAACTATAGAAAGTTTTTTGATAGCTACTTTACTAATGTGCGTATGGGTTCTCGTTATATCCCTATGGTCAAAAAAGGAATCGAACCCCAAATCGCAAAGCTCGTTGCCACCATCGGAAACACCGTCAAACTCCAAGACTGCGTCGATGTCCCCGAACAAATCTACCAAACAGAATACTTCGGACTTACAGTTGACCAGCGAAGAGCTATCAATGTTATCAAGTCTGAAGAAACCAATCATATCGTCAAGTGGACAGCTATTCATCAAGTCTGTGGAGGAACAAGGAAGGGAGACGGATATACAGATACAAAATATTATAAAAGTGAAAAACTCGAACGACTCAAAGACATCTGCAAAGAACACAAAAAAGTAATAGTTGTTTGTAGATATAATGCTGAACTTGAAACAATACAAAAAGAAATAGGTGGTACCATAATAAATGGTGAGACAAAGAATAAAAATGAAATATCTATAAGAGAGAATGCAAAAGAAGAAAGTATACTTTTAATGAACGCCGCTTGTTCAGAGGGGAATGATAAGATATGGTCATACCCATTAATGGTGTTTTACTCATACGACTTCAGTTTTAAAAACTATAAACAAATGAAAGGTAGAATTTTAAGAGCCAACCACTTAAAGAAGAACGTCTACCTATCACTAATAGTTAAGGGAACTATTGATGAAGATGTTAAAAAGAGTTTAGATAATAAAGTATCGTTTGACATAGAGATATATAATAAATAAATAATAATATGAATAAAAAACAAGAAAAAGAAATGTTAAAATGGTTTGCAGATTATTTTTCAAATGTTATTTTAGATATTTGTCAATTAAAAAGCTATAAAATAACTGTAATTTATGAAGAACAAGAAGCTGATAGTGAAGATGAAGAAAAAACTTTTAGTATTAAATCTCATTATCCTTATAATCAAATAACTTTATTTGTTAGAAAAGGAGGTAGACAATTATATGAAGAAAAAGATTTTAATTATATTAGACTTTATCTTCTTCACGAGGCTTGGCATATAATTGATTGGCAATTTAATGAATTAGCTCATTCAAGATACGTTGAACCAATTTATATAGAAAATGAACGAGAAATGGTAGCTGAGAAATTTAGTTTTATTGTTAATAATTTATATAAACAAATTAAATAACATATGACCTTACTATTAATTATTATGGCACTTGCATTTCCCGATCCCTGCACCCTGCAAAGTGTCGTGTGTGACTATGAAAAAACAACAATCATTGAAGCGACAGTCTATGGCTATAATAGTGAAGTTGGGCAATGTGACGATTCGCCTTTTATTACTGCCAGTGGCTATGATTTGCATAATGGTGGTAACATTGTTGCTAATAATTGTCAGCCTTTCGGCATTCTCGTACGAATTGGTGAGAGAACTTACGTCGTTGAAGACAGAATGAATAGTAGATACGGGTGCGAGGTGTTTGATATTTGGTTTGAGCATAAGACAGACGCACTTAACTGGGGAAAAAGAACTTTAAATATAGAGGTAATTAATTAAATAAAAAAACTTATGCCAACAATCGAAGTGAGTGATGAAACACTCGAAAAAATCAAAGACCAACTTGGGTCTGAAATCCAAGTAAAAGAGATAAATAATTTAGAAGATTTGATTGGAGAAACTTATCTTTTTCAATGTGCTAGATACATTTATCACGGAAAAGTTAAATCAATTAATGGTACTTACATTGAATTAGAAGATGCTAGTGTAGTATTTGAAACTGGACAATATGATGCTAAAGCAGCAGATGATAAGCAAAAACTTCCAAAAAATTGTTATGTAATGCGTCAAGCTATTGAATCATTTTATAAATTAAAATGGTAAGATATGTTTTTGATTAATACTTATAGTTTATCACCTTGGTCTGGGTCTCGGTCTGGGTCTCGGTCTTGGTCTTGGTCTGGGTCTGGGTCTCGGTCTTGGTCTCAGTCTTGGTCTCGGTCTCGGTCTGGGTCTCGGTCTGGGTCTTGGTCTGGGTCTCGGTCTGGGTCTTGGTCTAATTAAAACCCATAAATAGGTTTAAATACTCATTATGAGGGAAATGTCTGTGGGGGGAAGGCGAATAAAAACCTTTCCCTAGGACAGTAATTAACCCCAACTCGTTATAGGAATTGTTCTTTAAAGGACTAAACCTCCTAACAAGGATTCACCTCCTTCCACTTAGAACCACACATTGTGTGGTAGCCTCTAGCGAGTTGAGATTAGTTGTTTATTGAAATCTGAGTCCTATTAGGGGTGTTGTGAATAGGAACGTTAGGCTACCCGTCTAAGACTGATGAGTTCGCAGGAACGAAACACATTATGTGTCTCTTAGCCTCGCTGGGTAGTTGGTGGACGAGGCAAAGCACCCCATTAGATTTAAGTAAATAATTAATAAGAGATAATGCAACAAACAATAATAACAATAATTGGAGTGGCGATTATGCTACTACCAGTCTGGATAATAATTTACTTAAAGATTAAGGATTAAATTTATGGAAAATAAAAATTCAAACAATTTAATTAACTGCAATTCCTGCGTTTCCTGCAATTCCTGCAATTCCTGCAATTCCTGCAATTCCTGCAATTTCTGCAATTCCTGCAATTTCTGCAATTCCTGCAATTACTGCAATTACTGCGATTCCTGCAATTCCTGCGATTCCTGCAAGTATTCTGGAGGGTTAAAAATGTCAGAAAAAATGATATTTTGTTTAGGAGAAGGAAAATATGAATCTAAAGGAATTGGTTATCAGAAAAATTGTCACGTCTTTAATAAGTCTGTTACAAAAGATAGGTGGAATGAAATTAATAAAATTGTAAAAGAAATTCTAAAAGATTTGAAATTGGAATTAAATAAAAATAGTTGGTCAGATGAATGGAAAAAAGTAACTACAAAACAATGGAAACAATTAGCTGAAATTCCTGAATTTGATAAAGAAGTTGTTGAAAGTATTATTGACTTCAAACTTGATTTAGAAGAAGATGAAAAAGTAACAATTAAAATTAGTAAGAAATCTTTAGATGCCTTAAAAGAAAGTGGCATTGAGATTCTTTAAT